ATCCGATATCTCTACATATATGGAGAGCGATGAAGATTTGAACAAATATACTGCACAAAAAATTATGCATGATGAAATTGTGGAAGTCTGCACCTCTATCTTAAAAGAATTGAACAGTCGCACATTTCAATTGCGTGACTTTATTGCATGGGAAAGATTTATTCAAGGTGTCTGATATTATTCTTCATAAAAAGAATGAAGCGTTTATTCAGTTTGAGTGTGACAAAGGTACTGCACAAGAACTGAGTGATTACTTTACATTCTATGTGCCTGGTTATCAATTTACACCGGCATACAAATCAAGAATGTGGGATGGTAAAATTAGATTGGCCGATTTGCGGTCATTTACCATCTATCACGGTCTTGTTCCTTACATTCAAAAGTTTTGTGATGAAAGAGATTACACATTAGAAATTGATTCTGATGTTTCTATCACAGAGAACTACTCATTAGTTGAAGCAAAGGCATTTATTGATACTCTTAATTTACCTTTTGAGGTTAGAGACTATCAATTAATGTCTTATGTTCATGCGATACGCAACAAGCGTATTTTATTACTTTCTCCAACTGCGAGTGGCAAAAGTTTAATTCTGTACCTCATTGTTCGTCACCTACAACAAGAACACAAGAGAGGTCTACTCATTGTGCCAACTACATCATTGGTTGAACAAATGTATTCCGATTTTGCATCGTATGGTTATGAATCAGAAGAATATTGCCATAGACAGTATTCAGGAAAAGAAAAACATACAAATAAATTCCTGACAATCACAACATGGCAATCAATTTATAAAAATAGTCCTGAATACTTTGAACAGTTTGATTTTGTTCTTGGTGATGAGGCACACCAATTTAAAGCCAAATCATTAACTACGATTCTATCAGGATGCACTCAAGCTAAATATAGAATAGGAACAACTGGTACATTAGATGGTACACAAACACATCGACTTGTATTAGAAGGGTTGTTTGGTCCTGTTTACAAGGCAACTTCTACATCTGAATTGATTGAGAAGGGTCAACTGGCAGAATTTAAAATTAAATGTCTGATTTTAAAATATTCTGAAAGTATTTGTAAACAAGCAAAAGATTGGGACTATAACACCGAGATAGATTACATTGTTCAAAATAAATCACGAAATGATTTTATTCGCAATTTGGCTTTGTCGTTAAACGGAAACACCTTAATTTTATTTCAATTTGTGGAGAAACATGGTAAAGATTTATATGCTAACATCAAAAGTCTATCGGGCAATAGGCATGTGTTCTTTGTATTTGGCGGTACTGATGTTGAAGTGCGAGAATCAGTTCGTTCAATTACTGAGAAAGAAAGAGATGCAATTATTGTTGCTAGTTACGGCACTTTTAGCACTGGTGTCAACATCCGTAATCTTCATAATATTATCTTCGCATCTCCTTCAAAGTCCAGAGTTCGTAATCTACAATCGATAGGTCGTGGTTTAAGAATAGGTGAGAATAAAACTGAAGCAACATTATTTGATATTGTTGATGATTTTCGTATAGGCAAATTTGCCAATTACACGCTTAAGCATTTTATCGAAAGAGTGAAAATATATGACGAGGAAAAATTCAACTACAAGTTTTATAATATAGAACTTTCTCAAAAAGTTTAAAATTATAAATAGTTTGTAAGGAGGTCATATGTTTACAACTAGACAAGATGCAATACAAAATGGAGAAAAACAATTTTTTACTGGAAAACCATGTAAAAAAGGACACATTGCGGCAAGACATGTTAATGGTGGTTGCATGGAATGTCGCAAAGAATATTCTATATCTTACCAAGAAAACAATAAAGAAAAAATAAAAGAGTGGCATAAAAAAAATCATAAAGAAAAATATACAACTGAAAAAAGAAGAAAAAAATACAGAAAAAATATACAATCTGAAATCTACAATCATGCAAAACAAAGGGCAAGATTAAAGAATATAAGCTTTACAATCACATTAGAAGATGTTATAATTCCTAATAATTGCCCGGTATTTGGAATACCTTTAGACCATAGAGATAGACTACATGCACCAACATTAGATAGAATTATTAATGAATTGGGATATGTTAAAGGTAATGTTCAAGTTATTAGTGCAAAAGCAAATAGACTAAAAAATAATGGTACTATTGAAGAATTCGAACAAATAATAAGATATATGAAAAATGGAAACAACAACTAACAATACCATTAAGATAGTAAGGTTGCAAAGTGGTGAAGATATTATGGCAGATATTATTCAAGATGAAGAAAATGACACCATCTTTTTGGATAACCCAATGCACATCATCTTTAAAAGAATTCCTACAGGTCAAACTGTAATGATGATGATGCCTTGGTTGCCAATTGAATTGATTAAAGAAAATAGTGCGATTGTATATGCCTCTGACATTCTTACAATTATTGAACCTAAAGATGATTTAGTTAGGTATTATGGCAATGTTGTGCATGAAGCGCAACACAGAATGGAAGAACAACGAAACTTTAGTGAATTAGATGATGACGAAGATGAAATTGAGGAAGAAGAAATAGATGCAGAAGAACTTTACGAACTACTTAAAGAGAAGAAGAAACACAATATACATTAATTATCAAACGGAACACCATGATGATACATGTTGTCAAGCCGTTTGTCAACAGAAAAACAGGTAAATATTATGAGCAAAGCTACTAAACATTATGTGAACAATGCCGATTTTTTGCAGGCGCTAATTGACTATCGTGACAAATGTTCAACTGCAAAGAAAGAAGGAAAGGAAGACCCACAGATTCCAAACTATATTGGAGAGTGTTTCTATAAAATCGCAGACCACCTATCACGCAAACCAAACTTTATTTCTTATTCTTTCCGAGATGAAATGGTCGCAGATGGTATAGAAAACTGCCTAATGTATTTCAGAAACTTTGATCCCGACAAGTCTAAGAACCCATTTGCCTATTTCACACAAATTATTTACTATGCATTTCTTCGCCGTATTATGAAAGAGAAGAAACAACTCTATGTCAAATACAAGGCAACAGAACAGTTTGGTATATTAGATGAGTATGAAATGTTTGAAGATTCAGATGGTAATATGAAACAGTTCCAATTGTATGACAACATTTCGGAGTTCATTCATACCTTTGAAGAAAACAAACGCAAGAAAAAAGAAGGTAAGTCCAAAGGTCTTGAAAAATTTATGGAAGAAGATTTGCCTGAATAGTTGTTGACAACCTTTTAAAAAGGAGTTATAATGGATAAGATTAAAGTGGAACATCACCTTAAAGTCTTAGAAGATAGGCATAAAGTGCTTAATAAGACTATTGATTCATTGGAAAAACACGGTAATTTTTCTGATTTTCAAATAGAGGTTATGAAAAAACAAAGACTACAACTGAAAGACCAGATAGAACACTATAAAAAACAGTTATGAAATTATGCATATTGGGTGATACACACTTCGGTGCTCGAGGTGATTCTTTAGATTTCCACAAATACTTTCAAAAGTTTTACGATGAAGTATTTTTTCCCTATCTGATTGAAAACAATATCAAAGATGTTTTTCAGATGGGTGATTTATTTGATAGACGAAAGTTCATCAACTTCAATTCTCTATACCTGTCTCGCAAATATTTTTTCGATAAGTGCGAAATACTAGGTATTAAATTACACACATTGATTGGCAACCATGATGTTGCCTATAAGAATACCCTTGAAGTAAATTCACCCGCATTACTTTTAAATGAGTATCACAATATTGAAATCTATGAAGAATTTCAAACAGTAGATTTTGATGGCATCGGTATTGATGTTGTGCCTTGGATTTGTGATGACAATGTGGATGATATCTTCAATCACATGAAAGATTCTAAATCACAAATTTGTTTTGGACACTTTGAAATTGCCGGTTTTGAAATGGATAGAGGCAATGTTTGTGAAACTGGTATTGACAAAAACACATTATCAAAGTATGATGTTGTGTTAACTGGTCACTTTCATCACAAATCAACAAATGGTAATATTACCTATGTTGGTACGCCTTATGAAATGACATGGGCAGATTATAATGACCCAAAAGGTTTTCATATCTTTGATACTGAAACAAGAGAGTTATCTTTTGTGCAGAATCCTTTTGCTATGTTTCATAAAATTAATTATGATGACAATAACAAAACATTTGAAGATTGGAAAGAATATGACTTTAACAAACTAAAAGAATGTTATGTCAAAGTTGTTGTTCTGAATAAACAAAACCCGTATTTGTTTGACCATGTAATTGACAACCTATACAAAGTAAGTGTATCTGATTTGTCTATTGTAGAAGATTTTACTGAAAATCTAATTGATGATGACCAAGACATTGTTGACCAAGCAGAAGATACGATGACAATACTTTCTAAGTATATCGACAATCTTACACTTGATGTTGAATCCGAAAAACTTAAAACACTAATGCGTGAACTATATGTTGAGGCATTAAACACAGAAGTGGCTGAATGATACTATTTCGTTATGTTCGTTGGAAAAATTTACTAAGCACCGGCAACTACTTCACAGAAATCAATCTGTCGGGTAACACTAACACATTGATTGTTGGTGAGAATGGTTCAGGTAAAAGCACCATGCTTGATGCATTGTGCTTCGCTTTGTTTGGCAAACCATTTCGTGATATCAATAAACCTCAGTTGTTGAACTCAATCAACAATAAAGATTGTGTTGTCGAGGTTGAATTTGATACAGGTAATAAATCATACAAGATTGTGCGAGGTATTAAACCTAACATCTTTGAAATTTATTGCAACGGTGAACTCATCAATCAAGAAGCGGCAAGTAGAGACTATCAAGAATACCTTGAGAAGTTTATTCTGAAACTGAACTACAAATCTTTTACACAGATTGTAATTCTTGGTTCAGCATCATTCACACCTTTCATGCAATTGAAATCGGCAGACCGCAGAGAGATTATTGAGGACTTGCTTGATATTCAAATCTTTTCAACTATGAATGGTTTGGTAAAAGACCGACTTGGTAATAATAAAGATTTGATTGCAAACAAAAAACATGAAATTGATTTGAATCAACAAAAGTTTGATATGCAGAAAAAACATATCGATGAGTTGAAACAAAATAATGATGATAAGGTGAAAGAATATGAAACAGAGATTCAATGTCATAGCGATACCGTATCCACCTTACTCTCCAATGTTACCATCTTATCAACAGAAGTTGAAAGTCTCCATACCATTGTGGAAAATAAGATTGAAACTGAGACTAAGGTCAAGAAGATTACAAAACTTGAATCGCAAATTGAAAGCAACTTATCGAAATTTCGTAAGGATATCGGTTTCTTCCAATCGCATGATAATTGTCCAACATGTAGGCAAACCATTGCCATGGAGTTTAAAGAGGAAGAAATTACCAATCTCAATACCAAAGTTACAGAATGTGAACATGGACTCTTACAACTTGAACAAAAACTAAATGATGAACAAATAAAGTTAAATGAGATTGCAGAAAAACAAAAAGAGTTAAACACTAAACAGGTTGAAATTGCAACCCTAAACACTACAATCACCGAAACAAATAAGATGATTGCAAGGTTGCAAAAGATGGTCAATGAATTGAAAGAATCAAAGACTGTATCTGACAAAGAAGAAAATGAATTAAGCATCATAAAAGATGCATTAACCACTTTAAAGACTGATTTAAAGAACTTAATCGATGAACGAACTTACCTTGAAGTTGCATCTGGTTTGTTGAAAGATTCTGGCATTAAGACTAAGATTGTCAAACAGTATTTGCCTGTTATCAATAAGTTGGTGAACAAATACTTGGCATCATTAGACTTCTTTGTAAACTTCAACCTTGATGAATCGTTTAAAGAAACAATCAAATCTCGCCATCGTGATGAGTTTACCTACAATAACTTTAGTGAA